CCACTAAATCCACTTCGCATTCTGTCCGGCTGTACTTGGGTAGAACGATTGTTTTCGTAATTTGTATGACTTTTCATAAATTTATTTTTATCATCTGATGGGCCTCTACCCGCGGCACTTGAATGATTTACATCACATGTGGGTAGTCCTGTGCGTCTGGATTGCTCAAAATTTTTGGGCGCATAAGATGCTTGTAAGTCGCCATTACCAGCAGGTCCAGAATAATCGGTTTCTATATCCGGTCGTTTTAATATGCCCATTTCTTGTATAGGTCTTAGCGTTTCTCCTTTTGCTACACCCGTTGTTGTAAGCCACCTATCTTGGGAATTTATAAAATACGTGTCGGGACGCTGTTTTTCAACACGACCTTGTGTTTGTGTGCTCGCAGCATTTTTAATATATGCGTTTGCCGGACCTTCATGATTTGTTAATTCATATTCAAGCTTAGGGTTTGTTTCTACACGAAGTTGGTCTACTGTATATGGTAACCATTTATCACGAGCTTCCATTCCTGAATTAAACCCGCCCGTGCCTTCGGATGTATATCCTTGATTTAATCCAGGTCCCACGCGAACTGTATCAAATGGTTTTACATTATTATTTCGCATTGCGGGGTTTTGTCTCGAAAGATAAAATGCGGTATTGTTAGGGGTTCCATAAGCCCACGATACATTGTCTTCTGGTTTGAATAATGGAGCTTGTTCAATTTTTTGAATTACTTGTGACCCGGAACCTATCATATTATCTAATTGTGATTCCGCCATATTCGCCGTATAGGTGTTTCCTTTTACTTTGCCTCCATTAAAAGGAACCATGTTGTTATGTTTAAATTGTTTAGAATCCAAATAATTGCCCGTCATAGAATAAATTTGTTGTGGATTATTACCAACTGCGGCACCCTTTCGAACTTGGTTTTCATATACATTTTGATTGAAATACTTATCTGTCGCAACATTTGGATTTGGATATTCTTGAATAGTATCTGCCAATTGATCCAAATTTGTTACGGGAAAATTTTCAGGAGGAATGTTTGTGTTTGGTAAGTAATTATCCGTTCTTATGCCTAAATTGCTCCTTATTCCCATGTCTGTAAAATTTTCATGAGCATTTCGACTACTATTGTTTTGTGTTTTTTTTGAATGGGGTGTGTTTGATGATTGATTTGATATAACATACATTCCACCTAATGCTAGTAAAGGTATTGCCAATTCCATAATATATATAAACCATTATATTTATTATATTTATTATTTACAACGTTTTGAAAATAATAAATCTTATTTTTTTACAAATTCACAAGAATTTGTAGCACTACATGTATTAGGTCCACCTACAAAATTGCCTTTGATTAATCCAAATGATGACGGTAGCTGGTCATCCGTTTGAGTATTCACCTGATTCATAAAACAGTCGCGTTTAGGTGTAAAATAATCTTTTTCTAAAATTCGTGTACTTAAATTATTCTGAAAAGGAAAGCATGTGTTTTCTTGGGGATTTAGAGGCGGAAAACCCCAGTCTGTTTGCTCTTTATCTCTAACCATCCATGCTGGCGCAATCGCGCGCGACTCTTCCGTAAATAAGTTATTACAACTTGGAAATTCGATTTTGTCATTGGGAACATTATAAGATTTATAGTTATCCTTTACTAAACAATCTCTACTAGCTTGTCTATTTACTCCCATTAAATCGCTTTCTAAATTAATAGTATTCGTTCGCAGATTTCCACCCCATTTTTGTATTCTAATATGAGGGTCTTCCATATAACACGGGTTAGACCCATTACCAGGTACATTTAATATCCACCTACCAGGGTCAGTCGCTTGTTGTTGGTGTTTTATTGTTCGGCATGGGTCATAATTAAATCGTGTAAAAGCCATATTATAATTAGTATATATATATAAATATATTATTTCAAATTATGTTTTAACACACGAATATACATAAATACGCTATTTTTTTCCCTTTGTACAATTTAATAGTTAATGCTCCATTATACTATAAGTTATTATATTATTTACATATAAAAACATTATAATTAGTGTAATTGTATTATATTTATATTATATATAATTATACACATTTAAATACTTACATATATTTATTAAATAAATGGTTGAACTCACTATTACGGAAATTGTAGGCATTCCACCCAAAACACTATGTTTAAACATGATTGTTAAAAATGAGAGTAAAATCATTAGACGATTATTTGATTCTGTTTTGCCGATAATTGATTCATATTGTATTTGCGACACTGGCTCAACTGATGGCACGGTTGAACTCATACAAACATATTTTAATGAAAAGAATATTCCTGGCAAAGTAGTATTCGAACCCTTTAAAAATTTTTGTCATAATCGTAATTTTGCGCTTCAATCCGCGGTAGGAATGTCTGACTATTTGTTATTTTTGGACGCAGATATGATATTGGAAGTTAAACAATTCGATAAAGAAATGTTGGGTAAAGCAGATTCATTTCATTTATTACAAGGAAATGATTCGTTTTATTATCAAAATGTTCGAATTATAAAAAATAATGGATTATATAGTTATGCAGGTGTAACGCACGAATATATTAATACTCCTTCAGGTAGTACCTTAGCAAGTGTTCCAAAACATGTGTTGTTTATAAGAGACATTGGAGATGGAGGTGCTAAATCAGATAAATTTGAACGAGATATTCGTCTACTTACCGAAGGTATTAAAGATGAACCAACTAATGTTCGATATTATTTTTATTTGGCAAACAGTTACTATGACCATGGTGAACATGCGCGAGCAATTGACATTTATAAAAAACGCATAGAAATGGGTGGGTGGAATCAAGAGGTATGGTATAGCCATTACAGAATTGGATTATGTCATAAGCAACTGGGTAATATGCCCGCTGCGATTTACGCCTGGATGTCTGGATATGACTACTTGCCAGACCGGTTGGAAGGTCTTTATGAAATAATCCAGCATTATCGTAATGAATCAAAACAAAAAATAGGTCATCGATTCTATCAACTCGCACTAGATGTTTTGCAAAAAAATAATAATATAGATGGGTATTTGTTTTTACATAAAGATGTATATTCGTTTCAGATATTTTATGAATACACTATTATAGCATTATACGTAGGAATTAAAAATATAAACAATGAAGTTGTGACTGTATTAAATAATTGCCAACAGAACCACATTGTTAGCAATTTGTTTAGTAATATGAAGTGGTATAAAGATGTTATCACTCCAATAAAAACAATAAACATAGATAGTAAAATAAATATCAATATTAATAATGAAAACATTGAATTTTTATCAAGCTCGTCTTGTTTAATTCCGAATCCCAGTAAACCCGGATATATTATGAATGTTCGTTATGTAAATTACTATATTACACCTGGAGGTAGTTATATAAATTGTGATAAACATATTATTACATCAAATAAGTGCGTTGAATTGGACCCAGAATTGAACATTATTTCGGAAAAATTATTTGATACCGTTTTTACGGATAGGCGATATATTGGTGTGGAAGATATCAAAATATTTTATGAATCAAATAACGATAAAATTTTATTCATTGGGACAGGATTTCATGAAAGAAATTGTATTGGTATTGTTTGTGGCGATTATGGCGTTAACCAAAACACATTGGTGTCTAACGAAGTAACTAGTGGTTTTTCAAAGGAGGGGTGTGAGAAAAATTGGGTTTATGTAACTTATAAGAATGAAACTCATATTGTGTATAAATGGAATCCATTACAGATTTGTAAAATGGACGAAGAGAGAAAACAAATACAGGTTGTTGAAACCAAGGAATTACGAAACATATTTTCTCATGTGCGTGGTTCTTCGTGTGGATTTAGTTATAAGAATGAAATTTGGTTTGTAGTACATTTAGTTTCTTATGAGAATCCTAGACATTATTATCACATGATGGTTGTTTTCGATAAAAATATGAATTTACAGCGTTATTCAGCACCCTTTAAGTTTGAGGGGGAACCAATCGAATATTCATTAAGTATAGTTGTGGAAGATGAGAGAGTACTTATAAATTATAGCACGTGGGACCGAACGACGCGTATTGGCATTTATGATAAAAAATATATAGATTCAATCATAAACTATTGTTAATTTTGTGGTGTTAATGTGTTAACCGCTAAAAACATGTTGTTACAGCCGCCGACACACACAATCTCATAATTTAAACTTTTTAAAAATTCCAATAATTTAGGACATTCATTATTCATTTCAAATAATATTTTCGGATAATTTGATTTTATAAGAGTATTTTGAGATCCCATTAATGTTTGTAATTCATTTTCTTCCACATCTATTTTAATAAATCCAATATTGTCAATGTTAAAACTATCCAGAGTTCTAACTTCGATTTCTTCTGTTTGTAAACTGTTATTATTATTATGAAGAGACGACCCCCCTCCATCTAAACTAACTATATTTAGCTGTTGTTTACCAACCTGTTCCGTTGAGCCTAATCCATAATTAATACATGTTACATTTGTAATATTAGATAAGGCAACACTTCCACATAGTGAATAAAAAGTCATTTTTTGCGGTTCAAACGCATACACGTGTTTACTATAATCGGCTAGGCTAATTGTATATGTCCCAGAATGAGCCCCGATGTCTAATATATTTTGGTCTTTTCTGCAAAACTGCTTACACCACTCTATTAACCTATTTTCAAATAACCCATGATTAATATAATAATTAAGATTGTTTTTTGGCAAAATATATGCCTTTCCATTTAAACACACAATTTGATTTTGTTGATTGTCGTTTGTTTCTACATTAATTGGCTTAGTTAAAATAAAATAATCACACATTTATATATATTCATAACACACATCTTTAAATACATATATTATATAAAATATATGGAAAATGTATAGATTTAATCATTATTATATGAAATTATGTTCATATTATATTATATATTGTATGAAGTGGACAATTTTATATTGGATAACTATTGTAAATATAATAGGCACGATTATTTTTATACACATTCCAAACAAATCAAACTTCCCAAAAGAATATATTATACCACTTATTATGTCACTTATTATAAAATATTCTATTGGAGATTTAGATAAAGGGTATCAATTTACATATAGCGACATTTTCTATTGGGTATATATTCTAGGGATGTCATATATTATTGTAAGACTTGTTACCCCAAAATAATATAAAGGGTTGGCATGTATTTACATAAATGACTGAGAATATTGACCACATTTTTTATATAAATTTGGATAAGCGTGTAGATAGAAAAGAATTGTTTGAAGCGGAACTCGCAAAATATGGCTTAACCGCAGAACGATTCGCGGGAATTTACTATCCACCGCCAATGGGTATAGTGGGTTGTGGAAAGTCACACTTGCAAGTTTTGGAAATCGCAAAATTGCGAAAATATAAAAACGTTCTTATTTTTGAAGATGATTTTTATTTTACTGAACCTAAACAAGTTGTTGAAGATTGTTTACATAGATTATTTACAACCAAACCCAACTTTGATGTATGTTTTTTAGCACAGAATTTACATTCGGGTACAATAGACCAAGAAGATCCTTTATTTACACGCGTGGATTATTCAGCAACTGCGTCTGGATATATAGTTAACGCTCATTATTATGATAAGTTGATCGAACTTTACAAATTTGCCATGCCAAAGTTAGAGGAAACAATGGCGCATTGGATTTACGCAAATGACCAGATTTGGAAATCACTACAAGAAACTGATAACTGGTATTGTTTTACCACACGTCTAGGGAAACAAAGAAACGGACTTAGTGATAATTCTAACAGCATACAAAATTATCACTGTTAACCATTTATTATATACTTATTATGGGTATATTTTTGAATTTTGACGCTATTATTGAAAAACCTGAATTGGACACACTACATATTTGTTCAGAATTAGTCATTAAGTAAAATTCAGTTACAGCGTCTAATGTTTGTTTGTCAGTTGTGTTACTTAAACTGGTGTGTCCAATATCACAATTTAGTATAATAATATTATTAAATTTGTTTTTAATTTTTAATTTATACGTTTGATTGTCACAAAAAAATATTATATTTTTATTACAATTGTCGTAAATAAAATTAAATAATTTTGCTTCATTATAGATTCTTTCGTCATGTTTAACAAGAACAAATGAAGGGTCTGTTTCTAAATACTTATCACCTAATCTTAAATGTATAGAAATATAATTGCTAACATTATTTACATTTAATCTACATCCATTTAGTTTAACCTCATCCGAAAATGTAAATACTTCTTGACACGGCATGGTTATTGTGTCATTATTGTAAATATTATAAAATAAACATGGTGTTACGATATTATAAACGTTAGCATTTACATTTTCTATATCAGTCTTGTTACAGATAAGCGCGTCAACAATATTCGACTGCGAAATATACATTTTGGCGTGTTTTAATGTTAAAAATTTTTCAAGTAAATTGTTATTAATTAGATAATACAATTTTATATTATATTTCATACATAAATTTAATGTGTGCATAAAAAATTTAATGCAATCCCCTATTCCACCACCCCCTTGTTTAAAATCATACACTATTATTTTTGTAAAACTATCATATTTGTTTAAATAATCTTCCATAGAACATTATTACCTGTATTATTTATATTGTTTATAAATAATAGATTGTTAAATGCTTATTTGAGCGGCACCTAAATCTGTGCGTTTTCTCTCTAATAATTATCAATAATACTGTCATTGTGATTACAAGCATAACCGTCAAATAACTCTCGATTTTCTAGATATATTAAGTACCACATATTTGTCTCCCACATTATGGTTTGTTTTTCTGTAATCAATTTTATGCACTGTGTTTTCATTTTGTCAGAAAATGCTAACAATAAATCTTTATCTCCTCCAAAAACCCCCCCTGCGAAATACCAGGCAATTTGTGTGTATATATTTGTATTATAAACGTAATTTAAATCCCAAATGGTTCCAATTCGTACTTTTGCGTATGACTTGTTTTGTAAATTTAATATATAAGTGTTAAAATTTTCATCTGATGTAATAACGTGTCTTATACCAAAATCAATCCACACGAATTGATTGGTATTAAAATAATTGAGTTCTATTGCGGTTTTAATCCACTCGGTTTTATTACACTGAACAAAAATATACTCCATTGTGTCTTTGCTTTGTAAGTCAGTATTTACTTTAAAATTGCACAAACTTTCAGTATTTATATATGGATATAAAAAACTTTCAGCTTTATCATATAATATAATTTTGGTAAATTCATTTTCATATGTCTTAATTTTTGCATACATTAATTCGTCAACAAATATTATTTTGGGAACATTTATGTTTAACAGTTTGACACCCAACTCATAATATTTGTCACTGTTGCGATAAGTATTACTATTGCTTATAAAACCAGATACTATTGTTGTCATATTTAATTAATATATGTATTATCTTTTATATATTAAAGAACCCTAATTACATTAATTACATATATTAATTATTATACCCAACCACATTACATAATTTATTAACTCCAAAATTGTATATTATCATGGTAGCATATCCATAAGTTCCATCACTAGCTAAGATTAACCCTGGTGTGGCTAAGTTGGTGTTTACATTGGTAATGGTATTAGATATGCCACATGGTGTCGCAACGGTACCAACTGTGCCATCGACCATAATAATCGCTTGATATCCGCTAGGAAATATTCCGAAATTAATTGTAGTTATTGCGTCGCCCGCGCTTGGTAGGGTAACTGAATAATAGACAATTGGATTATATTGGTTAGGAATTGTGAGCGTGTAAGTGGATGAATTATATGTGGCAGCAGCAATAGTGGTGTTTATACCAGCGGGTCCAACCGGTCCTACACCAGCGGGTCCAGGCGGTCCTACCGGTCCAATAGGTCCAACACCTCTTGTATCACAACATCGATTTTTGCCTAAATATTCACTATAACTTCTCGAATAACCCGACATATAATATAATGTATTAATAAAATCATTATATTATAATTTAACGCGATAACATTCTCATGGATTTATAATATAGCTAATAACCTTTGTTTGTCTACATTATTGTAATCAAACAAATATTCATTACACCATTCGGTGTTTTGATTTGTTGGAGATACATATAATTTTTCTTTTATACAGTCTTTTCCTATGTGTCCATTTTCAATTAAAATGTCTTCGGGTATTACATAAAATTTCCCATTTTTACAATTTAACCAATACAAATCATTGTCGCCTTCTTCGTAACATTGTTGTTTACATTTTCCATCTACTCGGCAGTCATATTTGCTCAAAGTAAACATGTATGAATTAGGATTGTTATGAACTATTGAGCCAACCTTTTCCTGAACTTTTTTGTTTCCTATCATAAAGTCATAAACCATTCCTTCCATACCATTACGCGTAAATGTAACAAAATTGATTTTACTTTCTCTTATTTTACAATATTCTTGTTCTTGTTGTTGTGATTTACTAGTTGGTGTGTCTAATATTTTAAATTCATATTTATTGATTAACGTGTAATAATAATGTAATTTCTCCATCAAATTTTCATCATTTACTTCATATATATTATATTTTGATTTCTGTGCGACTCCAATCGTTTTTAATCCTTTTACTTCTTCGTATGGTATTAACCACATTTTTTTATCTTCGTCGCACATACACAATATTAAACAATTATCATATTTCCCAGTGTTTAATCGAAAATAATATTGACTTCTTTCTGTTTTTTTGTTGGTAGACTTTACCTGAATACCTAGCCATAAATCTTCTATTACATCAATTGGTTTAACAACAATATCAGCTTTACACCCATCATAAGCTTTAATAGTTGTAAAATGGTCTGCCGTTAACCCTTTAAAATAATTAATACATTTTAATTCTTGTTTTAATGAAGACAACTTATTATCATCTGAATATAGTTCTTTTAATTTTGCACCTGAATTTTTATTTACACATTTCGGGCAATTTATGCCCTGGTTTAGGGTTATAAAATTTTTATAACTTACCGTGTTAGGGTGTCCACAAACAGCGTTATATTTTATTTTACAAGTGCTATTTTTATACACCTGCATAAATTCGGATTTATCCATTGTTACAACACACTTTTTATCTAGAAATTTGTTTACCACATGTTCATACGTTGGTATATCAAAAGCACAATTTCTACATTTTACACAATTTCCTTTAAGAAATGATTTTAATATAACAAAATGTGTATGACCACATGACGCTGTATATTCTAGTTTACCCAACTGATTTTTATACGTTTCGCTTATTAGGACACAATTCTGTTGAGCAAATATGTCTTGGACTTGTGGATATGTATAAGTAATAGGCATAGTTTATATATGCCGATGGGTTTATATTGGTTTCAAATATAATATATATAACTCAATTTTTATATATATTGAAAAAATGGCTTATAAACCCAAAAAATCAGTTTGTTACGATAATGGTCACAAATTATGATGAGGGAAGCGAAGCTAAACAGAGCATTATGCTACCAAGTGATGCTACATCGTACTTCACAACGAGAGGCAAATCGTTCTCCAGATAAACTTCAATTTGAGAACACAAATTGGTACATTTAATGAAATATCCTAAATTTTTAAGTGAAAATTCGCCTTGAATGATTTTTGTTGAATCTTGTTTCAATATAAAACTCATATTTCCGTCAGACTCGGCACGATGAATTTCTGCCGACGCAAATTGTCCAGAGCATTTAAATATTAATTCATTACCGATAGACTTGATTTCAAGTTTGTCAGAAATACATGACAAATCGCGAATAATTTTCTGAAAATCAGAAGACGGCAAATTAATAATAGACGAAAATTTCACATTAGGATACTGCAGTTCTTCCATTTCGGGCTCAATAAGTCTTAATTTCTGCGTCTTACATTGCTTAATATCGCCATTTTCGAATTTCAGCGCCAAGTGAGAGACAATGCCGTCGACATAATCGGCATTTTCGATATAAATTGTTAACGTATCATCATTATCAATAGTGTTTATTAATTTGAACAAATGGAACATATTTACACCTATAATGATTTTGTCCTTTTTACATTCATAAAATTCAAAATTCTCGGCATTCAAAAACAAATGTGCTAAAATAGTATGCGATTTGTCCATATTAATAATACGAATGCCGGTTTTATCAAATGTTATATTTGTTTCTAAAAGAATGTCTTTCAACGCAGTCATTAATGTTCTAAATGGCGCGATTTGTACGGTTTTAATCGTTAATACATTATTCATAGATTCTTGATTACTTGTTGCACCTATAAAATTTGACATTATACATTGATTTTCAGAAAATCTTTAAATACTTATGCGTGTAATTGTTTTTTCTAAATTCAAACGCAACCTTTTTTTATAACAATGTAAAACAAAACAATGTATATAATGTATTCATTGTAAAACTAATTTAAACGTATAAAATTAGTACTTAAAAGCGGTAAATGTCGACAGAATCACAATCAAAATGTCAACAAACGATACAAGATTTATTTCAAAAATACGAAAATAATGAGTACATGTTACAACGAATCCACGCGCATATTGTC